TAAGATAGGTTTCTGTTATAAAGTAGATCATGGTGCAGGTGTTTCAGTTGGTATTATGTCACCTCCTTCAATTGGTGGTAAAGATGCAAGTGCTCTCACTTCATTAGGAGTCATTGCATTGAGTACTTTTGTAGCCACCAATGGTGATAGTGAGTTAATTGCGTCTGCTGTTTTACTAGCATCACCTTCAATCTCAACAATAGTCTCATTGATAATTTGAAAGTTGTTGATAGTGTATTCACCTGGTATCTTAGCGATTTCTAAAAGCTCATTAACTATCTCCTCAACTTGAGCTCTCAATGGCATTACTACATTCTTTTCAAAGATGACATAGGCTTGTTTGATATCAGCTCCCCCACCTAATGAGCCAGTAGTGCGAACACCCATAAGGATAGGATCAATAGTGTGAGCAAAACAAATCTGTTCTGTATTCAATGCTGATGCTTCGTGAAATAGTTTATCATTGCCATTAGTAGGTAAAGATTCTATCTTTGGCAATTGGTCAGCACTATTAGCAAAGAATGCTACAGCTTTACCAGCATTAGCTGCACCTTTTAACCTATCAATAGTGTGTTTAATCATTGACTTCTCCTCTTCTGACTGTGGTCTTTTAGGGAACATCATAGCAAAGGAAGGAAAAACACTATTTTGTATGTTTGACTTAGCGAAGTAACTTAACTCACCACTAAGGAAAGCAAAATTTAGAGCACTAGTGTACTGTGGTAATGGATACCATTCTTGTCCTAGTGTCATTATCTCATAGACATACAACTGCTCAAGGTCACTATTAGTAGGATGATATCTCTTTATAGATGTTACGTCAATTCTAGCTGACCAGTCATCACATAAGAAGTAGGTCTGTTTATCTCTAGCAATTCTGACCTTCTCAGGTGATACATTATATATCTTGTACAGCTCTCTCTTTGCATTGTAGCACAATTTGAAGTATACTCTGTGATGTACAGTCAACTGCTGAGCTATTGCTCTCTCTACTTTGCCTAACTTAATCTTCTTTTCAAAGGTGTAGAGCTTGAGCTTGTCCTCATTGGTCATTCCTTCACTCTTAAGAGTATATCCACCACCTACTACTGAGTTAGTTTTAAAGTCCACAATAGCTCCATGTAAAGGTGATGTATAGTATAGCTGATTAAGTAGCTCAGGGAACATGTTATCTTGACCGAATGGTATGTATCCAGCTATCTGATGTCTACCATTGACATAAGGTAGTGACAAGTTAGCGTCACCTACTCTACCAAATGGAGTAGAGAAAGACTGATAGCCTTCTACTACTTGTGTTGTTTGTGGCTTTTCGCCTATAAATCTACTATACCAAGCCATTAGTCATAAATTGAGTTAATAATTGCACCAGCCACTACCATTCTACCCTCTTCTATCATGTTCAATCCAGTAGGATCATTGGTAGGAGTAGAGCTTTCATAGACCTTGTATCTGTACTGACCTTTTATGAAGTCAATGTCTATAGGGTCAGTGATAGTAAATAGGTTAAATCTTGAGGGCCACAATGAAGTATCAACACCTTGCCAATAGATTGGATTAGATGTTGTGTTAAACTCATCTTCAAACTCAAACAAATAGTAAGCATTTGATAGTGTTGTGACCTCAGTTAAGGTCAATACAAAGCTATTGGTTGAGTCTTTCTCAAGATAAATCATACCTATATTGTACTTAGCAAAATTTTTAATTAAAAAAAAAGCCTTACATTTCTGCAAGGCCTCTTTATCTATGGAGAAGAATAGATTATGGAGCTGGTGTAATTAAAGCAGTCACTACAGACTCTTCAATTTGGTAAGCTAAAAATTCATTCTCTGCAAGCAAAGTGATTGAATACTTAGAACCATCAGCTCTAGCTGTTCCTGAGCCTTCACCAGTTGCAGTCAACTGCAAGTATGGGAAAAACCAGTACAAGCCATTAGCATCTTGAACAATACCACTTAAGTACTGCTGACCTGAGCCTAACACCTTGATAGCACTAGACTTAACTGATTCACGTCTGTGAAACATCAAGTTAATTGTCTGAGTTACAAATGAAGAGCCATTGATTAAGTCAATGTTTGACTCTTCAGTGTAGCTTGAAGTGTTGCGTCTGAATTCAAACTCAATAAATGGATCAGCTCCACCTACTAAGTCTAAGTTGTCAATTAGGTAGTCATCACCAGCATCAACTGTTAATGTTGTCATATCAACATTATCTTGTTGATTGACAAAAAATTTATAAATACCACCAGTGTTGTTATCACAACTCTTAAGGATGGTTTGAAGTGCATCACATGCCATGTTTTTTTATGTTTTAAAGGTTAAAAATAGGGGAGCACTTACTACTCCCCTTGTATTAATGTCTAGTCAAAACATACATTGTATACAACAATCTCAGAAGGGTTTGTGTAGTGGAAACCAGCTTTCATGTTAGCACGAGTTCTTAAGTAAGGCTCAGCTACAGTGTCAGATAAATTTACAGCTCTCAATGCTTTAGAGTCACCTTCAGCATCAAATGCGTATACTAGGTTGTTTTTCAATGTCAATACAATAGTGTTGTCAGGCATACCTTCACAAACTACTACATTGATTCCTAAGAAAGTCAAGCCTAATGGTAAAGTCACATAAGTTTGTGTGTTACCTTGTGCTGCTTTCAACTCATAAGCATTAGCTACATTTGTTGATACATACAATCTTAATTCTGATTTTTTGCGTACAATTGAAGCTGGTGCAGCGTTAACTACAGCCTCTAATACTGTCAATACATTTGATGTAGAGATAGCTCCTGAGTATAAACCAGCTGCTAATTTTTCATCACCACACAACTGAACTAAGTAACCATTACAAAGTCCTAATAATGGATCTGAAGAGTTTATGTCACCTTGCCATCTTAATAACTCTAAGTCTTGACCAATAACATTAGCCATTTCATTCCAGTAGTAAGACATAAATGATGCAACTGTGAAATCACCATTTGAGCCTTGAGACATTTGAAGAGCTAAGAAAGACTGCTCTAAGTCAAATTGACAAAGTTGAGCCATAGCTGATAAAGGACACACATCAATGTCAATAGCATCTAATGAGTCAGTAGGAGCATTGAAGTTACAAGTAGATGCTTGTAATAAGCTACCAAAAGTTACATTAGCTAACTTAGTTTTGCTTTTGATACCTGGTAAAGTTCTGAAGTTGTTAGCAATGTCAGGACTTGATAAGTATGCTTTTGAATAAAACTCATCTGGGTTTGCACACAAAAGTGCATTTGTTTCGATGTCTAGGTCGAATTTTAGGTTACGTGTCATTTTATTTTGATTTTGAAAATTTTACAAATTCTTTAAACTTTTCGTGTGCAGTTAATGCAACACTAGCTACTTCTTCTTCAGTATCAACTGCTATAGATTCTTCAATCTGATTTTTTAAACCAGCAATCATAGAGATAACTGAGTTCATGTTCTCCTCTAATAAAGGTCTCACAATAGCAATAATAGCCTCAGCATCTACAGCTGGATCAATAGCCATAGCTACTTCTTCTGTTTCAGCTTCTTCTGTAGCTTGAGCCTCAGCATCAGCCACTTCTTCTTCTACAGCTGGGTCTGCTGATAACTCAGCTTCCATCTCTGTAGGGACATCTTTAATCTCAATAACTTCTCCGTCTTTTACAACATAGATTTTATCCTCGATTAGATGTTCTCCATCAGGTAATTTCATAGTATTTAATTTTAATTGTTCCGATAATTTCATACCTAAAAAGCCTTCTATAGAATAGCCTACTTGACCTGACTCTACAAGCTCATCATAGTAAGCTCTATCTGTCACTTGACTTGTTAGCATCAATGTTCCCTTAGGTACATCAATACCATAAGTAGTGAATGCTTTGTCTGTCTTTGGACTATCAACTATCCAAGCCTCTAGGATGTAAGCTGGTACCTTTTCAGTAGCGTCATGCTCAAGATTAAAGATGTCTTTATTCTTTAGATTCTGCATGAACTTAGAATGTATCTGCTCAATGACCTCAGCTGAGAATTGAACATCATATTCTTCCTCAGTATCCTCATCCATTCTATAGATTTTCATAGGTATCATTGATGGTGCAACTATTCTCATTTTTACATCATCTTTGAATGCCATAGCTACATGAGAATTGAAAGCCATACCTTTAACCTTTATAGCTGGTTTAGATGTGAATGCAATCATTTCTATGCCTAAGTTTTCACCATCAGCATACTCATCCTCAATTGTTATCTTATAGACTGGTCTATCCATGCCTATATTGTAAAAGTTGTTATATTTGTTAAAAATTAAAATCTATGGTAACAATATTAGGCATTGAAGTACCTAACCAATTGAATGAGTTAACGGTACAGCAATTTGAAACAATCACCACTATTCACGCTAACACTGATCTAGATGCTATTGACAAGCACCTTCAAGTGTTTGAATTCTTAGGAGTACCAACTATTGAATGGGACAATGTAGAGATTGAAGAGTTTAAAGAAATTGTAAGAAATTTCAATGACATTCAATCAAAGCCTGAGCTAGTGAACACACTTGAGATAGATGGCTACACTTATACTGCATTTGAGGATAAATTTAAGCTCTCAGTAAAAGACACTAAGCACATTGAGAAGATTATGCACTCAAAACATAAAGGATATATCTCTGAGTT